TTCCTAAAACGCCTGGGGGAACGCCTAAAAAATACGTGAAGGGCGCAAAGAACAAGAAAAAGACCGAGGCCGAGATCAAGAGCACTGCTAAGAAGTATAAGGCAGGCACGCTCACCAAAGCCGAAATGAATCGAATTGCAAAGCAGAGGTCAAAGAGTGGCAAGCAGCGACGTAACGCTTAAGAAGTACTCAAAGCAATACAACGTGCCAGTGGGCATCTTGCGACAAGTAATGAAACGAGGACAGGGTGCGTTCTACAGCAGTGGTTCGCGGCCCGGTCAAACACCCACAAGCTGGGGTTTAGCTAGAGCAAAATCATTTGCCAGTGGCAGTGGTGGAGCACGTAAGGCGGACGCTGATTTGTGGAAGAAAGTAAAAGAACGACGGAGTAAAAAGTAATGCCTGGATACCACAAAGGCGGATACAAGAAGATGGCTAAGAAAAAGCCAAGAGCGGCAGGACGTAGAACAGCGACACGACGCCGTAGGTAACACGTATGCCAGTGCGTCTGAACAAACGCCATAGCGATATGGTGCGCTCGAAAATCCAAGCAAGTCAGTTAATAAATCGGCTGACAGATCATGCACTTGGCGAGGTTGAGCTAACACAGACGCAGATACGTGCCATTGAGATTTTATTGAACAAGTCGGTGCCAAACCTAGCTGCTATTGCAGTGCAGCATATTGACGGCGCAGACGAATCCTTAAACCAAATCACGGTGAAACTCGTTGGAGAAAGTCCTAGAGATTCCGAGCGTCTACCAGAGCCTTTATCAACCCAATCGGTACAAGGTGTACTGGGGCGGCAGGGGCGCGGCGAAGTCATGGAATTGCGCTATCGCGCTGCTGATTCAAGCGACGCAGAGGCCATTGAGAGTTCTGTGTACGAGGGAAGTACAGGGTAGCATCCGCGAGTCAGTGCATAAGCTACTGGCTGACCAGATAGAGCGATTGGGCTTACAAGGTCATTACGAGATCGTTGAGCACACTATCCGGGGCCGCAACGGGTCTGAGTTTATTTTTGAAGGCTTGCGGCACAACGTCACAAAGATAAAGTCTATGGAAGCCGTAGACATTGCTTGGATTGAGGAAGCGGACCGCGTATCGGACGAATCCTGGCAAGTCTTGATCCCAACCATTCGTAAGCCCGGCTCTGAAATCTGGGTCACGTTCAACCCACAACTGCGCACAGACGCCACGTATCAACGGTTTGTAGAGAACCCGCCAGATAACGCGCTGGTGCAAAAGGTCAGTTGGCGCGATAACCCATGGTTTCCAGACGAACTGGTGTCAGAGCTAGAGCACCTAAAACAGTTGGATTACGACGAATATCTCCACGTTTGGGAAGGTGAGTTTAAATCCTTTGCTACCTCAGCCATCTACGGCAAGCAGTTAAAACAAGCGCGGGAGGAAGGGCGCATAACCACAGTCCCTATAGAACCGGCGTGCGAAGTACACACGGCATGGGACTTAGGTAAAAACGACACCACCGCTATTTGGTTCTTCCAAAAGGTTGGCGTCGAGTATCGGTTTATTGATTACGAAGAAAATCGCTTAGTCGATTTGGACTACTACGCCAAAGCCATCAAGAACCGAGACTATTTATACGGCGTGCATTACTTACCGCACGACGTAGATTTTGAGTTGCTTGGCATGGTGAACAACCGGCGCCAACAACTAGAAGACTCTGGCGTAAAGCCAATCGAAGTGGTGCCAAGAATCAGGCACATAAACGAAGGCATCGAAATGACGCGGCGAATGTTCGCAAGCTGCTGGTTTGATAAGGACCGCTGCGAGCGTGGCATTGAGGCGTTAGCGAACTACGAGTACAGCTTCGATGCGAAGAACAACACGCACCGCAGCACGCCTTTGCACAACTGGGCCAGTAACGGTGCTGACGCATTCCGCCAAGTCGCCCAAGGCTTTAAGCAATCGTCCTGGGCGCGCATAAACGACAACACAATGAGTGACCGGCGACGTCGAATCGTCGGGGCGCAGTGGTCAACGGACACTGCATGGAGAACTTAATGGAATACGAAAACGAACCGATGGACGAAAGCCAAGTCGTTTCGATTGTGCGCGGAAAAATTAACGACTGTCTCAATGAGTCTGGCGGCGAGATCTCAGAGACCCGCATGGAAAACTATGACTTCTATGTCGGCAAAGAGTACGGGAACGAACGCGATGGGTTCAGCAGCGTTGTAACTCGTGAGTCGATGGAAGCAGTGGAATGGGCCTTGCCATCCATCATGCGCGTGTTTACCTCAAGCAGCCAGGTCGTGTCTTACGACCCGGTAGGCCCAGAGGATGAAGAAGAAGCACGTCAGCAAACACAGATTGCAAACCACTATCTAACCCGCGAAAACAACGCATTCTTAGCGTTATACAACTGGTTCAAAGACACGCTTATGTATCCCAACGGCTACATCAAGTTGTTCATGGATGAACGTGTTGTGACCCGTTTAGAAGAATACGAAGGGCTGGACATGATGCAGCTTCAGGCTGCAATGGTGAACCTGGCACAAGAGGGCGACGTCGAAGTCATCGCACAGGAAAGCAACTACCAAGAGGTGATGGCCGACAATGGGTTTGTCAGTCAGACCGAAACGTTCTCGGTAAAGCTGCGCGTCACCAAGCGCATCATGGAACCGAAACTAGTCAATGTGCCGCCCGACGAAATGTTAGTGGCGGAGAACTGTTACAGCATTGATTTAGATGAAGCTGATTTTCTTTGCCATCGGGTTCGCAAGACTTACAGCGAACTGGTCGAAATGGGTTACGACCGTGACTTGTTAGACGGCGTCGGTGGCGATTATGGCGGTCAATTCGACGAAGAAGATGAAAACAGACTGTTTTCGGAAGAAGAAGACGAAGTAAACGAAAGTGACCCCTCAATGCGTGGGTATATCGTCAATGAGTGCTATCTAAAGATTGACGAAGACGGCGACGGCATCGCCGAGCACCGCAAGATTTGCATGATTGGCAGCACGATTTTTTCTGACGAAGAAATCAATTATCAACCCTTCGTTGCACTGACAACGGTGCCGCTGCCGCACCAGCATCCAGGGTTGAGCATGATCGACCTGGTTAAAGATATTCAGAAGATTAAGTCGACGCTCATGCGCAATATGCTCGACAACATCTACAAAGCTAACGTGCGTAGGAAATACGTCGGTGACGCTTTTATATCTGACGAAGCGGGAACGCTCGACGTTCTGTTAGACACCGCCAGTGAGTTCATACCGGCGCGAGACCCAGGTGCGTTGAGAGAAGAACAGGTGCAGCCGATTGTGTCTGAGATCCTGCCAGTGATGAAAACCATGGACGAAGTGCAGGGCATCCGTACAGGCATCACGCCACAGTTGAGCCTAGACCCAAACATCTTGCGCGAAACAACAATGGGTGCGTATCAGTCTGCGATTAGCCAAGCCAGTCAGCGCGTAGAAATGATCGTGCGCATATTTGGCGAAACTGGCATGAAGCAGTTGTTTATTAAGATGCACCAGCTATTGCGTACCAGTGTGGATAAGCAGCGCGCTATTCGCATCAGGGGCAAGTGGGTGCCGTTTAATCCTGCAGGGTGGCGCGAGCGTAACAACGTCGCTGTTGAGGTTGGACTGGGTTACAACAGCAAAGCCGAAGAAATGCAAATGCTTAACAGCTTGCTGAACATCCAAAAAGAGGCTGTCCCGTTTGGTTTGGCGTCGCCAGGCAACGTGTACAACACCCTGGACCGCATGGTCGAGTTAGGCAACGTAGGCGATACGCAAACGTTCTTTACTGACCCCGCAACGATACCTCCGAAAGGGCCACCACAACCGACGATTGCAGAACAACTTGCAATGACAGACCTGCAGATGCGTCAAGCAGAAAGCCAAGCAAACCTGCAGATGAAGTCGAACGAAATGCAGATGAAGCAACAGGAGTCTGTGTTTACGGCACAGTCTGAAATGGCGCAAGAGCAGCAGCGTATGCAAATGCAGATTGCAGAACTGCAGGCCAAGTTAGCCGACATGGACGCCGAGAAGAAACTTAAGGAAGCCAAGACATACAAGACGCTGGAAGAAGCGCGCAAGCTAGACCTAGAAAACGACGGCACTGAAACGGGTGTCGTGGACTTACTGACAGAGCAATTGCGCGGTGGCTAAACCAACGCTTGCTGAGTTGCTGGCGAAGTATCAAGCGCAAACTGCTGCAGGCGTTGCCGGTGCTGTGGCGATGCAACCCGAAGATTCGGAGGCGATAATGCTGCGCGCAGCGTCACCGACGGTGAGGGCAGCGCCAAGTTATGCCTACAAAGCGACGCCTGAGAATTTAGAGCGTGCGCTAGAAATGTTCGACGAAGGCGTACAGCCAAGAGTCATTTATGACGAGACCGGATTTTTTAAGGGCGCAGACGGCGTGTTGCGCTTTGAGGTGTCGGACAAGGGTACGCGCTACATTGTAGAAAGCGACAAGCAGCACGCAATGAGTGAGCGCGGCCAAGGCAGGTTGCTATCGGAGGCAACAGAAAGACCGTCAGATGCCATGTTCGCAGGTGAACCCGGCGGCGATTTTGACCCAATGGTGCGCGAGCTTGACCTAAGCGATTCTAACGCAGCCGGTTACGCGACAGGTGATGAAATAGTTATAGACCGTAATTACGCGCTGCCAGATAAGGTCCGCGAGTTTACGCCGGAAAGCATTATGTTGCATGAGCAGCAGCACATTCTGCAGGGCAAGATGGGCATGGCTGAAGGCGGCAACCAAGGCACCAAACGACGCTCTTTGGATCAAATGTCTGGGCCGACGGCGGCACAAGAGGCTGCCGAAGCGCGTCGCATGGATCTTTTGCGCGATTTACGTGGACTTAGCCCATTAGAGACCGTCCTGCAATATCGAGGCTTCGCCAAAGAAGGTATGTCTCCTACCAGCAATTTGACGGGCAAACGCCGATTGTTAGTCGGTAATTCGTATTGGTACGAATTTGGTGATGACATACGCAGGGAGCTAGGGCCAGAGCCAAAGAGACATCGGCCTAAACGCGAACGGGAGGATTGGCTGACACAGGCGTGGACATTGCTGGCGAACAAAATTGAAACCCAAGCAGGTCCACAAGCAAAGTTGAACGCGCTCCGGCTTGTGAAGCCAGAATTGTTTGACGACCCAGAAATGACGTTCGCAAAGTTGGCTGACAAGTATGACGAACTGGTGTTAGACGGTGAAATCCAGCGCAAAGACTTATTAAACGCAACCAAACGTGTACAAACACAACTGCGTAAGGTT